GATTGAGTGTCACGCACTCGCCGGCGGTCATTCCCTTCAAGGAGGTCATGCTCGAAGATTTGTCCGGGAACGTGGCCTTGGCCTTCACCGTGCAGTCCGATATGGCGTAGTAGGTCAACCACTCCGGTGAGTAATAGGTCACCTCCTTGACCTTTGGCTGCCACGTGAGGAAGTGGGACTTCAACCAGTTTCCCGGCGTGTCCGCCAGATCCGCTATCCCGCACCGGATCGCCCGGAACGAGTGGGAGGTCCCGTCTATCGTGGCCGTGAAATCTGCGAATATGGTATTTTGGGAATAGATCTCTTGGGCCGTGTCCAAAGTATAGCTCAATTGGCTTTCCACCACCTCTCTCACGTCGATCGTGACCATCTTGTCCGGCCCGGGCTCGTAGCTTTGCTCGAGCAAGGTGGCCGTTCCTTTCTTCAAGATGAAAGAGACGGCCTCTTGTGCCCCCAATACAAATTTCCTCATGTTCCCGGACAGGCTCAGAGCGTCTGGTTTATCTATGATCGTTGCCATTTGCGATTATTTTACCCCCAAAAGTATGGCTGTCGGATGGTCCGATAAAGGACAGTTACCGGGTCACGGGCTCGAGCCACACGGTCAGGGTACCGTCCTCCGGATCGGTCGGCCCGGATGCGGAGCCACGGCTATAGAATTGCACGGGATAAGTGGCTTGATGGTATTTCCCGCCCTGCACGTATTGGTATGCGCTGGGCGGGGCGTAGTATATGGTCACGGGCTCCTCCTTGAACACCCATCTCCTTTTCACGCTGTCACTGGCGTTGGACCGGGAGTAGTTGACCTTCCATTTATATTTGGATACATGGGAGGCGAACCGCTCTGCCTCGGCCATGGCCGTGGATACCGGCTCGTAAAGCCTCGTGGTAAGGAACGTGGATTCCAAGGGTTCCCGGGAACCCGGGCTATATTGTATGGCGGAGGGAAGCAACTCCTGTCCCTCGATCGTCACCTTCCTGTACTCGGAGAGCGATACCTTTTGGATGTCACTGAGAAGCATGCTCGCTTTTATCTCGAGCAGAGAGTTCCGGAGCAGGGAATCGTAATTTCGCCAGAACCGTTCGAAAAGCCCGTCCGGGCCGTGGTAGGCGAGCGTATAGTTCCAGAGCTTGTTTCCCTCGGCGTCATGATTGAGGATCGTCCCGTAGTCCAGTTTCCCGGCATGGAATACGAACGCCGGCATGGGTTTCAACTCCTCGTTATCTTCCACCTCGCCTACCACCTCAGACGTGGAGTCATTCACGGAATCCATGATGATGGAGGAGTTCAACGATCTTCCGGTCCCTATATAAATCCCGAGATGCGGGATGGCCCCGGCTCCTCCGCTGCCAAAAGCAGGTGTATAGACCATCGCCGGTAGCACGTCCGGGGATTCCTTGCTCTCCGTCTCCAGTGTCCCGCCGGCGTAATAATCCATCGTGACCAGACCGATCCGTTGCGTGACCGGCGTGATCCCCTTGTAACCTCTCCGGACAAACTCACCCGATATCTGGTTATACTCCACGTCCGGGTATTTCTTTAATAGGTCTACCAAGGTACTGAACTCCTCGTTCTCGTTTCCCGTGGCTCTTCCCGTCGTTGGCATCGGGCGCTCGCTCTCCTGTTTCTCTTCCGGTGGAGTGAGCCGGTCACAGGTAAGCTTTAACTGCTTGAAGCTCGAGGGATGGTTGACTGTGTATTTACCGGCTACGCAATCCGTGAGGTCGCAGGAGGGTGTCTCGTTAAGGTTCTCATCGAATAGCACGATACGGATGGTCTTGCGGGTCTCGTCCGGGATGAACTCGCAGCAGAATTTATATCGGTATACGTCCAGTATCGTCTTGATCATGCAGTCCGGGACGATCTGGGAGTATCGGATCTCACCCCTTACGATCGTATCGATCGTGTTGTTCAGAAAGACCATGTCCTTGAATGGGGTGGTGCGGGAAAAGAAGGAGTCCTCCAAGGTGTAGCCGAGATAGGCGAATATCTCCTCCAATAGATGCAATCCACGGATGAAGGGGGATATGTAGAATCCCGGAGCCAACCGGATCGTTTTCTCATCGACTACCTCCGTCCGCTCCACGTCGTTGTAAAGACGGGGATATCCGTCCGGTCCCGGATCACCGGTGGCGTTTAAAGAACCGGACTCTAGGATGGCCGGGAACAAGGCGAATCGGTCGTCATGTGTAATGAACAGGTTCCGGCAGAAGGATATCGCCTCGCTGACAGACGCGAACTTGATAACCTTGTCCTCAAAGACCGTGGATAACGGTACATCCTTGATCTTCTCGTAGAACGCTCCGGTATTTAAGTAAAAACTGGTCTCGATCCCGCTCTTCCGGTTCGCCGACAGGATGGCTTGACGGCAGGGGATGGAGAATACCCCGTGCTGGATCATGGCGTTGATCCGCTGCGAGGCCTTGCTGATCCCGGCCATGTTATCCGGATAGATGAGTAGTTCCCTATTCCTGTCCGTGGGAGGGAGTGTTACCGGTAAGCTCTGCTCTCCGTAATCGTTAAAGAACGGGTTCATCCGGGATAAGGTCAATTGGATGTCTCCTAGGTCGTAAGCCTTGCCGGATTCGTGAATGATGTCCATTTTATTTACCTCCTATCTTTTTGGATTTGTCCAATGTCTTCTGGGCGGCCTCGATATCGCTATAAACGATATAGGCCCTCATGCCTTTTGCTCTTAGTTCGGAAAATAGCATAAGTAGCTGTGTGAGTACTTTGAGTAATTCCGGATTATTACTTGAAACCATTACATTTTCTTCATCCGAGCGTCCATTGTATCCACCGTTGGCGAATCCGTTGACGGGAAGAGGATTTGTGCTTGTTCTTTGTCTTCGGATGGCATCCAAGGCTAGGATATGGTTCATGGAAATCGGATCTTGTAATTGCCATGCCGGTGTAACGTATTCTTCTCGATGTACGGAACCAGCCACTTCAAGTATACCACCGTTGCCGGTGAATCCTCCGTTGTACCAACCGGTGGAGTCTGATACAACCCGTTGTCCGGTTTGCGGCGTAGTGCTGTCATTAAGACCTGCATTTGCGGTAGATGTACTAGGTTTCTTGATAAGACCTTTCAAGGCACCGAAAGCGACGTTAATAAGTGCGATTTCACCTGCTGCTTTTGCCAATCCTAGAAAACCTAAGCTACCTATATCTTTAATGGTTCTTTCAGCGATAGCCATTACTGCAATCTGTCTTAATGTATCTAAGGTAAGAAGAAGAATATTATGCATAGCATCAGCAAATGTCGTTTCGGTATCTGTTAAAGCTTGACCTAATATCATTCCTGCTTCACTACCAAAATCTTTCATTATGTTGAATTGCTTTTTTTTCTTTTCTTCCTCTTCTTCTCTAGCCTTCTCTTTTTCGTCCATTTCCTTTTTAACGAATCCTTGTAACAACTCATTCAATTTGTCATAGTGTTCTTTTGTCTGTTTTTCCTTCTTTTTGTTGATGTCTTTTTCTTTTTGGAGATTTTCCAGATAGGCTTGATACCCTTTGTCTAATAATTTGATCTTATAATCTAGTATTAATTGCTCTATTTTCTTTCTTTCGTCACTGCCTATTTTATAGATAGCTAATTGTTTATTTAATTTTTCGAGTTCTAAAGCTTGAAGTTTTGTTTGATAATCATCATATAATCTTAAGCCCTCGGTATAATCTTGTGTCAATTTTAGTTTCTTGGTTGCGATATAACGATCAACCTCTTTCAGCTTTGCGTCTGTGATTTTTTTCTCTTGCTCCGCTGACAGTCCCGGGGTTATATCCGTTTTTTTTATTTTAGGGGCAATAACTTCTACTTCTGGCAACTCGTTTGCAGTTTTTTTAGGCAGAAGAGGAGAGTATTTCTGAGATATCTTATCGAGGTTGGATGCTAATTGGTAAGTTTGTGTCATATAGCTCTGTAAACTTCCCCAGAAATCCTTATCGACTTTACCTCTGGCCCCATAGTAGTAGTCAATGTAAGAGATGACATCATCATATGTTTTTGTCCATGAGCGTCCGTTCTTTATCCCTTCATCTGTTATACGTTTTACGTCTCGAAGCATAGCGTCGGTAACGAATTGTCCCAGATTTGATTTTTCCCTCATTTGATCCATCAAATCAATTTGTTTATTTAAGGCGGTGGTCGTTATATCCTCCTTCTCTTTCTGCATGGTTTTTAAAACTATGTTTTCATGCAACTTTTCATTAACTATTTCTAAAGCTTTTGCGATATCCTCGGTTGTACTTTGTTCTGTTAGTTGGTTTTCAAGATATTTTCCATATCGAGAATTGATCTCATCGATTAATTCTTTTCGTTGCTTTGTTCCGGCGTTGCTTCGTTGGAGAGCGTCAAATAGGGTATAAGCTTCTGCCCGTTCTGTGGAGATTTCCTTGTTCATCTCTTTTAAAGCCCGGGCACTTTTTGTTGAATTATCCCATATTTTGTAAATGCCTACAGCTAAAGCCGTAATTGCCACACCTGCCGCAATAATGGGATTGAGACCCAGAGTCACTAAGAAACTGCGCATAGCCATGGTCGCAGCTTTGATATTTCTAGCCTTGAGAGCTGATGCTGCCGCTAATGCATATTCTGCGGCTATGGAAGAACGGGTCGCAACTAAATGAGCTTTTTCTATAATTGTAGCTTTTAGAGTAGTTCCATTTGACGCAATCTTCCAGTAAGTGTTTAGCTTGATAGCGGCTGTATACAAAGTTAATGTCGATATTAAGGTAATAACCAGCCCTGTATTTTTACTGATCCAATCAGCCATCAGAACTAGTTTTTTAGTCCAGTTCACGGTTTGATTCATTACGCTGATAATGGATGGATTGATCTTCTCCATTAACTCAATGCCAAGATCGTTAAGTTTGTTTTTTGCTTGTTGCATTTTAGCCGTGGCGGATTGGCTTTTTATCGTGGCCTGCTCTAAAGCGACGGATGTGCCGGTTACGGCTTTCGTATAATATTCTACCTTATCCGCTTCATTGATAAGGACAGAGGCAACATTGTAACCTTCTTCCCCGAACATTTTTTTGATAGCGGTAGCGTCCATTTGTTTTTTGCGGAGATTTTCCAGAGCCGTACTTAGCCCGACTATTTTGGGGTTAGTCTTGTCAGCTCCTGTTTGCAGGGTAAGGAAAAACTTTTTGAGTCCGGTACCGGCGATCTCGTCCTTGATACCTTTCTCTCCCAGAGTCTCTATGGTTCCAACCAGTTGTTCGATCGGGATCTTTGCGGAAGCGGCTGCGACACCACTTGTCTTTATAGCCTTGGTTTGGCTCTCTACGGCTGCCGCACCGAATTTACTTCCGGCGGCAAGTACATTTACATATCGAGCGGCTTGATCAGCTCCATCCCCATACTGGTTTAATGCCAAGGTGACGGCATCTACCGCATCCGTAAGTTTCATGCCACTGGCAGAGGCGAGGATGAGCGTTTGCTCCGTCACTTCTGCTAAAGCCTCTTTATTTGCTAGCAATTCGGGTTTAGCGGAACCTACTAATTTATAAGCTTCCAGTATCTCATCAGCGGATTGGCGTATGCGGATACCTTCTTCGGTAACTGTAGTGGAAAGACGTTTTGCTTGATCTGTAAGCCACTCTATACTTTCATCATCTAGGCCTGTAAGAGCTTTTACATCGGCCTTGCTTTCTTCCAGTTTATTGCGGGCTTCACGGAATTTATTGAAAGTAAGAGTAATACCCGTAATGGCTGCCACTGCGGTACCAATGATTCCCATATATTTATTTACGAAATCTGTGGCACGTCCCCAGACCGAGGCTTGGCAACCGATCTCTACACGCATCTCTTGTTGGGCTAGTGCGGTTTCTTTGGAGATGCGTTTCAGCATTTCTAGCTTAGTGTTATATTCAGCGGTACCACGAGTTACTTTTTTCAGCTCCGTTGAAATTTTATTCTTTGTCTTTATTAAGTCATTATAAGTAGCTCCACTTAGGTTCTTCAATACTCTTTCCGTATCAGCGACCTCTTGCTTATACTTTTGCATCTTCTGGGTTTGGGCAGTCAACTCACGTTCTATTTTCTTAGCCGCCTTACTATTGCCTTCTCCCGCTGCTCGGAGATCGAGTAGCTTTTTCTCCAGTTCCCCGATTTTCGTCTCTAACTCCGATGCGCTAGTCATTGCGTCGGAGTTATCCAAGTATATCTTGATGCTCCTGTTTAAATCTCCTGCCATATCCTAATCTTTATCTATGAAAATTCGTGATGCGTCGATTTGCATATCGGCGGCGTAGTCCGCTACGATGTCTGCCAGTTTGGGAAGATTCTTTTCGATGATGGGATCGAACCAACGGATCGGGTGGCGGTTGCCGGTTCCCATCAGGTAGAAAGAATCCGGGTTGGTCTTTTTCAGCTTCCCGTATTTGTCCGTCCATTTAGAGCCGCCCCGGAAACCACCTTGGCCCCGTCCGGCTCCCTTATGGATATAGATACCTTCACGGGCGAAACTGAATCCCACTCGTTCGGTCTCTCCTTTACTTTTGTAAATTCTGGGTTCTAGGGAGTCCGATAGGAACTCATCTTTCTGGACAAGCAAGGCGATATTCCCTTTTAAGTCTTGGATCACGTAACCCATCCATTCCTTTACCTCAGAATTGAATTGTCTCAATTTCTCCTTATCCTGCCTACGTTCATACCGGGCGATCCGGCTGGTTGACTCTAGCGAGATCTCGAAGGGTAATCCTTCCCTCGCTCCGATTAGGGAGTTCCTGCGTTTAGGTGTGCGCATCTGCTCGCTCAATCTTTTCATGACTCCCATATCATACCCACATTGATTTGTCGATAGAGAAGGGGATAGGCTTTCTTAGGTTGAAGCCTAACATCACCCCATAGAAATTATCTCCCATGGGACCTATGCCCCGAAAGGTCATGCTGTTTAGCTCTAGGAACTGAAGCCCGTTACGTTCCTCGTTCCAGTCGAGCATCATCCGGCAGACGATCTGCATGAGAAGGTCCTTGCATTCCGCTTTCGCAAAGTGAATCCCGTCGATGTCCCCGGCCTCGCATTGCTTTAATAGGGCGATAAAATATTGTGGGACATTTACGAGATTATCATTGTTAAGCCAAGAAAAATCCGAGTTAAGCCCATCGATGGCGACTAATACATGATCCCGGATAGAGGAGATACGTTCTTCCAGATCGGAGATTTCCTCTACCTCGTCACTACGGAGGAAATGACATTCCCCGTCCGTATGACCGATAGCGGCTAGATGCCTAGCGATCCATTCCGAATACTCAAAGTGATTGTATATGTCCATAACATCCAATTTATAGACACAAAAAAAGCCCCCCGAAGGGAGCTTTTAAAGGACATATCTTTAAACTAAGGATAGTAAAAAGAAAAGGAAAAAGAAGATCAGTACAGTAGCTATAACCTTTGCCGTTGTATTTCCACTGCGTTTAGCCTCATTAATCGAGGCCCCGATCAGCATGACAAAACCTAATATGATAACGAACGTCAACATATCGCAAATATAATCATTCCTCTGGGAGTAACAAACGTAACAGCTCTTCCAATCTCATGGCGGCACGCATTCGTTCTTCTTTACTATATTGTCCGTTTACATCGGTTACGATGTCGAGTAGGCGCAGGGCTTCTTGGAGTTTCATTTCGGTTCCTCCTTTCCTTCAAACAAACATAATCTTTTTTTCAGAAAGCTTAGAGCCGCGATAAGCGACAATGATTCTTTTTCAGAAAGTACACCCGGGGCATCATGCTCGCATGCAATGAAAGTGATAGCGCTGTCAATGGCCTTAACATCTTCTTCTAACCCACCTTTATCATTTTCCTGCCAATATCTGATCGCATCCAGCATCAGGTTTGATATACATATATCTTCCAGTCTAATCATTTTGGCCTCCTTTCTTCGCTGAGTTATAAACGAACCAAGCTACGATGACCAGTGGAAAGAACACTGGAGACAGCATAACCAATAAAGCTACCGTGTACATTTTAGCCTCGTAAATGGATTTGCAGGAGGCGATACCAAGAGGTAAGAGGTTGTAGAACTTTTGGACGGTTGTCCATGTGAAAGGATTGGATACCTTTACGCTTGTAGCCACCTCGGGCTGCAAGGTAATTGAATTTTTCTTTGTCATAATGTAACGCATTTAATAAATTAATATACGAGAAGGGAACAAAAAAGTTCCGCTTTCCCGTTGCGTTACACCTTGACAAGGCAGTGGGCGCATTAACGCTCCACACGGGGGTCGGAACTATATTTTTAACCGTAGGCATAAAAAATGCCCGCAGCAATAAATGGCGAGGCTTTGTCGCCTTGTCAAAATGTAACGCATTGCAAATATGGTGAAAGTTTTTGAGATGGCAATAGCTTTTGCTTCAAAACTTCGATTCGCTTGTTTTTTCGGTTCTTTCTATTGCTAGCCTTTTTATTTCTTCATATAACTCCTCTGAAAGCTTTTCCTTTGCAACTGCTTTGAAATTACGCAGATTTTGGATATGATCTCCTAAACCATTCTTATTCCTTAATTTCTTAATGCGAGCATTTAACAATTCAAGAAAGGCTATATTATAGTTTCTTGCGTCAGATGTCCTAATAAGAATTGATTTGTTTTCTTCCGAATTAAGAGTTTGATATTCTTTTCTTGCAACCTCCAAACGAACTTTCAGTTCATTGATTTTATTTTGAAGCGTGCGTTTCCAATCTAAAAGAATTTGCAAATCCTTTTGATTTTCCACATCATCTGAGGTTATATTTAAAACCTTATTTACAATCATAAGTTTGACTAGTTTTTACGTTAACATTACTGCAATTAAGGAAAAGTTTTTGATGAATCCAAATTATTTCCGGATAGCCATGCCAGTGACAATGATAGCATCTGGTTCAATAACAATTCCTGTTTTTAAATCTCTTATTGCGGGCAGATAAGTGACCTTGATATTAATGATACCATTTGCTCCTATTTCCATTGCTTTATTACATAAGACATTAATAGCATCATCAGAAAAAGCTTGTTTGTATTTTCCGTATTTGACTTTATGCTTATCATAGGTCTCCCCATAAATATCATCTTTCATTCCTTTGCGAACGCTCTCTCCTATAATCTCATAACCACTTTGAACTTTTGCGGATACACTACCAATAGCTTTATATTCAAAATTGACAGAATTGGCTTCTGTCATAAAAAATCCTTTGTTTGTATATTCTGAATAATCTAATACCACTGCGCTTTGTTGGTATGGAGATTTAGGAATAATACTACAGCCTGTTATGGCTGCGACGAAAATGAGAGATAATAATGTTTTCTTCATATCGTGTGAATTTAAATGTTAACAATGCTGCAAGTAAGTAAAGTTTATTTGAAATACAAAGGTTTTTCTTGATTATTTAAGTTGATAAGAGTATATATCTTAAAATGTTGTTTTTGCCTTTCAAACTAAAGGTTAATACAACATTTGGCATAGTATCAGTATTTGTTGTAATGTTGTTTTTGCCTTTCAAACTAAAGGTTAATACAACTCCTACCTTTACCGGTGGGACGTTAGAGAGGTTGTTTTTGCCTTTCAAACTAAAGGTTAATACAACGCGTAATTATTCAGGAGGGGTAAATATGAGTTGTTTCTACCTTTCAAACTAAAGGTTAATACAACTTCCGAGGTCAAGGTAACGACTAAAACGGGGTTGTTTCTACCTTTCAAACTAAAGGTTAATACAACTGATTGCGAAATTCAGGTTAAAAGATTGTTGTTTCTACCTTTCAACCAAAGAGCATAAAATGTTTTTATGCTGATGAGTCATTCGAAAGGTCTTCTAATTTTATATTTTCTATCTTCATTTTAAATTCTGCTATAATCTTTTTTGCATAGACGAAATCGTCAGAAATCTCTTTGATACATTCAGCTTCGTATTTATCATGTAAGAACATATTCCGAGTTTTAATGAGAAAAGAACTATCTATCTTTTGTTTAGTTCGTTTCTCATATTCTGTAATTAGCTCATTAAAATCATAATAATTTCCGGGAGTAGCCTTCTTTAAATCTGGGAACATCGATACCATAGCGATTTCGAAAGAATGAATGATAGGTATGATTTGTATCTGGGCTTCTTCGAAATCTAGGCATTCTCTTTTATAATTTTCATAAGGTTGAATCTTTACGCTAGAAGATATACTATTGTTTCTTTTGACTTTACTTAATACTTTATTCAAAGAGCTGATTCTTGTATCATGATGTATATAAAATAACTTTCCGTAGTCTTTTATCTTGATATCTTCTCCTTGTATTTTTAAAAGGTTGAGATCGATCAAGTAAGAAACTCTCTCATTTAAAATACCTTTGACGTTTTCTAGTTTGTATTTGTTAATTCTGTTGTATAAATCAGAAGGAAGATATTCCTTGGTCATCATAAATAAAAGAATATCTTGTATTTGGTAGAGTCTGATTATAGACTCGTTATCGCATATTTCGTTATAATTCTTACGATAAAGTCTATCTTCTTTCTCTAATAGCTTATTAGCTTCTGCAACAGGAATCTTGGATGGCCTTAGTTCTTCCATTTTCTTGATCCTTTGCTCTAAGGATAAATAGCTTTTGGATTTACCCTTATTCGGTGATAACTTATCGAATAAACGATAATTACGGGGTTGTGCATAGAATTCTTGAGATTGATCTTCGAAATAAGTTCTAAAATAGTTCTGGATCAAGTATGAGACATTCAATGCCGGACTTTTTTCTCGGGTAGGAGATTCTATTAATTGCTTCAATTTGGATTTTTTCAAACAATTAATGATCGCTTCATTAAATAGACCACGAGGTAGGAATATGGCCTCTTCCTTATCTTGAGGCTTATTAGGCTCACGTTGTAAGTCCCGAAGAGGGTGGCACTGGATATTTAGTTTCCCTTGGAGGATTTTCTTTTGTATTCGTGAAAAATATACTTTCCGCTCCTTAAGGTAAGCGATGTAAAACTCTATTAAAGAGGTATAATTCGTACCTATTTGAGCTAAAAAAGGATGCGGATTTGAAGAATTGATCAATCCTGCTCGTGTGAAGATTTCCGTTAAGTCATTTCTTCTTATCCCGAAATATGCTAAAGAAACTTGTATGGCTTGGAAATTAGGCTCTGTGACTTTATCCCTTCCATTGTTTTTTGAAGGCTGTAGCCATAGCATGTCTCTAACCAACGTTTCCGCTATTCGGCCAGCTTTTAATATTTCATGTTGCCTTTTACCAAAAGCGGATTTCTGAGATTTGATACGTTCTACCTCATTGAGTTTACTATCTGTCCAAAAGATCGCTTTCATGACCCGGCGTAACATTAACTCGGATCTCTCTTCCGGATGCTTTTGTTTGGTACTTTTATGGATAGATCGTTCAATAATATCTTTTACGGATAGGGGACAGTGTGATTTATGTATATTATTATTCCGTAAATAAGTATAGAATAACATGGCCGGCAATTCGTATTTACTTAACCAGAAATCGGCGATAGGCATTTTAGCACCCTTCTCATCGATGGTAGGGTAGGTATCTTTCCCTTCTGGTAATACCTTAATACCGATATTATTACCATTAACGATATAGTGGGGCGTAGATTGAACCAGATAAGGCTCAAAAGAATTGATATCCGGTATACTATCTGTACTTATATCTATGGATTTTACGTTTAATGCCTCCGATAGTTTCTTTGCGGAGATATCTTGGATGTTTTTACAAAAGCCTGCGAGTTGGAAATTAATGTATCTATCCTTTGTCTCTCTATCGACTCTTGTTTTTTGATATCCATTGTGAAAGTAATTTCCGAGATATGTATAGAAGCCAATTTCTTTAAAATCAGCTTGTTTGTCTAAAAAGTGCAGGGCAAAAGTCTCAAAGCGACTGCGGAACCGTATTCTGGATCTATCCGGAAGGCCGTAAGGATCTTCGGCATCCGTTGGTTGTAATGTCTCGTTATACATTTCCCGGTATTTAGGTTCAAGGGTTTGATACAGTTCTATTGGTATCTTAGATAGTTCATTCAGTATATCTAAAGCCCGGTCTTGTTTCGTGTCTTTCGTAGTGCGTAGACGTTCTACAGGAGGTTTGGTGGAAAGAGCCGTGAAAACCTCAAGGGTAAGCCTATATTGTAACGAGTCTCCCCGTTTGAATCCGGATAACTTTTTCAAGAATAGATAACTGTACTTCCTTTCAAGGAACATCGAGATGAAGAAAGCATACCCTTTTTCGCTCAGACCGTTATTGTTTACTAATGTGTAATAGAAATGATCATCTTCTGTTTTTAGAACAACCCGCCCTTTTTTGCGAGTGTATCTACGAAGATGCTCCATCTCTTTCTCCTCGGCTTGGAAACGCTCCTTGATAATGTTTATGGCACTATCGTAGATGCAGTTCAGTGATGAAGGGATATCATACCCACGGGGATAAATGCAGATGGGATCATGATAATAATGGGTGTAATAGTTCCTGACATCATTAAGCAAAGAGGCAAAAGCTGTAATGATGGTTTTATATTCTATACAAAGTTTATCCGATTGCCTTTCACCTTTTTTAGGCGTCTTCATTTCAATGATCGGTTTTATCCATGGTAGATATCCTTCAACGATCTGTTCTAGGTTGTTTTGTGGATTTTGATCGAAGATTGAGTCGATGAGTGTTATTACATGCTTGATATCCCAACTGCTTAATTGCTTTTGGGTGTCCAACTTTTTAGCGATAAAATTAAGTGTTTTTATTAGTCCATCTATCGCTAGGTTTGCATATGCGGCAAAGATATGTTTGTTTTCTATGGCTCCCATAATAAAATGATCTATACCAAGTTCAATTTAGTAATCCGGCGGCTGATGTCTTTCAGCGCCATATCCAAAATAGCCAGTTCCTCCTGTGTGAATTTGCAAATTTTACCGTGTACGCTATTCCCGTTTAATCGTTGGTAGAACCAAGAGGATGATTTCCCGAAATAATCTTTGGCTAGATTAGAGACGGACAGGTATGGTAAAACGGGACTCAGTCGCTCACGAATAGTTAGCTGCTCCTTGATGTCCGTGATCTCTTTATGGATGTTTTCAAAGTCATTTTGCACACCTGCGGTAAGCAGTTCGGTTTCCTTTTCATCCATGCTATCCAACAGATCGGTAATTTGTCGGTCTATGGTAGGGCGGTCATTCTCCGGGGACTTTTTCCAAAGTTCCTTTAGTTCAAAAAAACGCTTTACTTTATCCATCTTATTCTGTTTTTTGAGTTACACATGAAAGGGAAACTCCCCCTCTGGCCTGGAGGGGGAGAACCTTTCTGGTCAATAATACTTTCCAAGTTCCTTAAGTTCTTTCTCAAGTCTCTTGATCTCTTTATCAACCACCGCTTTCATGAATTTGCTTCTCGAAGTCAGTTCATGATACTTGCGGAGATAAAAAAGGAGATCTTTTTCTGCCTCTTCTATCCGGGCTTTTAGCCCATCGTCACTATGCATAGAGCTCTTGTCTTAATGACATCACAAAGATAATAAATATATTATCAATGGCAAACGTTTGGTAATATTTTTATTATCATAGTATCTGGATTGGAGATAATAACAAAACCGCTCCACCTTCACAGGCAAAGCGGCTGTCCATTACTAATCTAAAAATCTAATACCATGAAAAACACCTATTACTACATATCTTGTTTCTTTTTCTCCTCTTTTTCGA